CGTCGCCAGACGCGTAGTTGTAGTTTTCTAAACGCTTTTCAAACCTCAACGCCTCTTCGATTAATTCTTTATCTTTCATCGCCTTTCTCCTTTTACTGACGCGCATAAAATTTCAGCTTTATCAAGAACCGCTTTACAATGTTCTAGCATTGAGTAATCTGCGTCACTTAATCCAATACAAGACGACAGTTCTCTTATCACTAGATGCATATCTTTATAATGCCCGACTAGCACCCACTTTTCTTTTTGCACTTCGCCTTTTTTCTTTCCCTTAGCAATTAGTTTTTGAGGGATAAACTTTAAAAGAGTGTGATTCCATTTATCAATTTCAACTTTAAATTTTGAATTTATATGTACCGTTTGATTACTCATCGCCTTTCTCCTTCGCGTTTAGATAATCCAGTAATGGTTGGACGTTCTTTTTATTCGTGAGTGGTGCGTGTAAATTATCAACAATATAATAATCTGAATAAAACCAACGCCCACTTTTATTATTAAACACAACTCCATATTTAGCCTGATTCATGTCTTTCCAATCCACCACCTGATCAGGTTCAAGATTTAGTACAGCTTGCAATACCATGTTGTATCTCCTCTGATACTTAGCGGCTTTCTCTGCTTGGCCTTGGGTTTTATAGGCGTTGTGGTGTATTAGCAAGTTCCAATCTTCCTCGCCGTCCCTCCATTCTGTGTCGTCCAAAGTTCCGTCAATATCCACATACCAATACTCTTCAGCCTTTGGGTGCAGGTTGTAGTTCTTCAACACGCTCGACTAGCCTACATATTGTCTTTGCATGGTGACATGGTAATAGCTTTGCGAACTCCAGCGCCACTGCCATTAATTCTTTATCTTCCATCACTCTTCTCCTTCGAGTCTTTAACCCAATTAATGTAGCTAAATTTAATTTCTCGCATATCACTCTCCTTGTTTTATTGCCCCCGAACATCAGAATTTAAGTATTTGCTCACTTAAACCTGTACTCCATTAGCACCTTCCACAAACTTTCAATATCTAGCAGATCATGATGTTTCATGACGCACCTAGAGCCATAGCCAAAGTCTTTTTGGAAATGTGAACTCCCAAACTTCTTACGACTGATCCAACCATTAACTCGCATCACCTCTGGGTCGCTAGTCCGACCAACCAAAACAGCAATCTTTGATTTGAATTTATCCATGTTGTCAAAGATCAGGTTGCCAAACTCTGCATTGTTAAACTTCACATCGATGCTCACACCCTCAAACCAAAGGTCAACGCCACCATCACTCACTACGTTGACGGTAGGCGTCTCTACCCCAAGTAATCGAGCAACAGCGAACTCTGCCTTAAAGCCATAGATGTTTGCCTCTACCCTGCTTTGCCTGTCGTTCTCTAGCCTTGGCTTGAAGCCCTGCATCTCGCATAGCTTTACCGTATCGGCTCCCATAATTTCAGAGCTGTGAACGTCCTGCTTACTTAGCTTTATGAGCATTTTTCCAAATTCCTTTCACGCCATTGATGATGAACTGTTTGGTGTGTATTGGATCTGCAATCTCAGGTATTGAATTGATTGCCTTTCGTCTTTGTTCTTTTGTCTGGAGGTCAGCTATCTGTGACGGTAGATAATAGATTAGAGTGGCTCTGGCGAGTGCGTGGAACTCTTTTGGCATACTTCCCTCTATGTGCTTTAGGCACTGGGGGTAATATATTTTTTCCGCCGCATTTTTTACGAGGACTCTAAGCTTGTCTGGTTTCATCACATCTCCAGAAGCTCACGCATCAACATAATCCCAGTCTCATAATCGACTGTCGCAGTGTCTGATTCGTAGCCCTTTCCCATTAAATCTGATAGCCGAAACACAAACTTAATTGGCTGTCGGTCATACTTATAAATTAGCACTGGAATATACTCATCACCGGCAGAGGTTAGCGTTTGATCCCACCAGTCTTCTTTGTGCCAGTTGCCAGACTTATAACGCTTGGCTTCGATCATCAAATTATTAAATTCAATGTCCGCTTTTCCGGCAGTCTGATACTGTTCAAGATTGCGCTTCAAATGACTAGCGCACTCACCAAACTCATCTTGAAATTTCTTAATAAGATCGCGCTCAAAAGCGTGACCCTTCGAGCGTCCATTAATCGGCACGAGGATCATCCCCCATGCTATATCGGGTGTACCAGATCGACTTCATCTTGTCTTGCTCTGGTGAATTTCCCGCCTTGTTGCCTTGGCGCCATTGGTACTTAAACGCGGTGATTTCAGCCCACTCTCTGACGCGAGCCTCACCGTACAATTGCACCATGACATCGATGCATTCAACGCCACCGTCTTTAATGTAATGCTTGGGTTGAAATACGTTTTCTTCTCGCAAAATTGCAGGGTGTTCTTTTGCAACACGATCCCACTCCTCTGGCGTTGCGCTACTCAGTCCAGTTGATCTTGTCCGCGATGTATTCTCTAAGATCGTACTCGGTTCCATACCGCGCAATGAACCGGCTTTTCGATGGGTGTCTTGATGTAAATTTTTCATTGTCTTCTCCTGCGCGATGATGCGCGTAACACAGTGGAATTGTCAGTAAGTGAGCGTCCGGTTTTGTCTTGCCTTCAATGTGATGAATCTCGGCAGGACTGGTAACGCCATACAATTTCTTGCATATGACGCAACCGAATTCAGCAATTGCCGACATCCACTTTTTTTCTTGGACACTTGGCGTTCTACTCTTCATTCGATGCGTACAAGTGATCAACCGATACGTCGAAATGACTGGCAAGTTTCTTCATCACTTGAAAGCTTGGAAACAAAGTTTTGCCAACTAGAAACCGATGAATAGTGGGTTGAGGCACTCCAGTTTTTCTAGCCAGAGTGGACTGTGAAATTTTGTGATCTTGCATTAGTTGCTTTAAGACGTTCTCTTTCATTTTACTTATCCTTGGTGGTTGTAAATTCTATTTTTTTCAAACCGTAGGTTAGCCATTGTTGACTGCCAGACTTTGAACTCGACCTCTGCCGCCGCGAGATTTGATTTTGCGGCAACCAATTTTCCTTTTGCCGTACCAACATCTAATCTGCACTGGTATACATCGCAATCTTCATCGGCGGTGCGAGATTGTTTCGCGTGAGTTTTGTGACCTCGCGACTCTGCCCTTACCATTGTCAATGCAACCATCTTTTTTAATTCAGCCTCAGCCCCAGCCAGTTCATACTCCGCTCTTGCGATTGACTTGCCAGCCTGTCTAATGTTTTCTGCAAATTGCTCTTGATCGTCCATTACGCTTCCTTCGAGTAATTAATATAAAATTTTGGCTTACTGCCCTTTCTCTCCTTGTACTGCATGCAAGCCGTATCAAATTCAAAACCCACCTTGCCCTCATACATGCCGTTTCGATTCTTTAGCACTTCAAAATAAGAGTCCCATTGCTTGACATACTTTTCCGGTGGCTCTTCACCGAGCATCTCTGCTTGCTCAAGCATTTCAATCTTGCGCTTGTTCTTAAAAATGGAAATGAATGTATCGGCAAGATCAGTAATCGAGCCTGACCCCTTAACGTCATATTTGTTTGGCGCGGAGTACTCAGACTCACCCTTGCGAACGTGCGTAACTAAGAAAATTGTTACCGGAAAACTAAGCTTAAAATTCACCAACATTTCGACAAACTTTTGCTGATTCTCATAGTCATCCTGCCTCACCATATTGGTTAGCGAATCAATGACAAAAACATTGATGCCATAACGGCGGTAGGCGTACTCAAAACACTCCATTAAATCCTTTGGTTTGGGCGTCAGCTTATCCACGAACAGCCATAAATTAGGGGCTAACCACTCCAGTATTTTCTGCCGATAAGGCTTAGGCGGTGTGCCTGATCCGGCGGCTTGCCGCATCATCCTGCCAAGGGTGGATTTGGGGGGCATCTCCATTGAGGCAATCAGCACTTTTTGATCTTGCTGAATCGCGTTGAGACACATTTGTCCAAGGAATAAAGACTTGCCATGACCGTTGATGCCGCAAAAGCCAATCATTTCATGGGGTCTGAATCGAATATCCTCTTCATCAAGCTTGCCCCAACCGGAACGAAAGCCACTGTCCTCACCTGTAACGCTGAAAAAATCATCAATGTCAGATTCAAATGCCGTAACACTTTTTAGCGTTTCGGGGTCTTTCCAAACCGCTTCTTCATAAGCACCACTTAGGACAAATCGAGCGTATTCATAGGGGTTCTGACCTTGGGGTGCTTTCATCAAAAGATCATTGATATCTTTGGTGGGAAGGTTGATTCGATGACATCGATCACCTAGCCGATTCATAATTTCTGCGGCGGCTAATTCACCTTGCTCATCCATATCGGTTGCCACAAGGATGCGCTCGAATCTTGCTAAATTCTCGTACTCGTTCTCAATCCACTTGGTTTGTTTGGCTCCTTTTCCGCCACCCATTGGCACGGATAAAGCGGGAAATCCTAGCTCAGTACAGCAAATGGCATCCATTTCGCCTTCCACTAACCAGCCCTCTCTGGCGTCATCAGGGATAACGTGCCAACCGAAAAGAATCGGTTTAAGGTTTTTTTGAGTAGAGGGGTTGCCGTCATAATTCATCGGCTTGGTCTTGATAAAAACCAGTTCGCCCTTGGGATCATAAAAAGGGAAGACAACGTCCTTACCGCCCTTCCCATCAGTTTCATAGATTCGATGTCTAAAGCACACCTCTCCCACATCTTTAAAGCCTCGGCTATCCATGTAGCCATGGAGGACTTCACTGTTCTTTTGTTCAGGAAGCTTTGGAATGTTGTAGGTTTTATTTTTTACCGCGCTGAATTTTTTTGCCGGAGCGCCATCACGAATATTAAATCGCTTCTTCCCCCAATCCATGGCATCAACAAGACTTAACCCTAACGCATGCTGAATGAGATCCAACATATCGCCAGTATCACCGGTGGCAAAGTCAATATACCTGCCAGACTGTTCTCCATGCAGGTAGACAGACATTGACCTGCCCTTCTCGCCATCAATCGAACCAATTTTGTAACAGCCTGATTCCACGCGGCCATCGGGATAAAGTTCTTGACAGATACCGGAGGCGTTCTCGCCAAGGCGTTTTGAGAGATCTCTGATGTCAATCATTTCACAGCCCCCAACAGATCATGCTTTCTGTCATGACCTTGAAATGACTTAAGCGCATCCCAGTCTGGCTTGCCAACGGACTTCCATTCTCTGCTAATTGCAAAATCCACAACACCTAACAGATCAAAACCGTGCCTTTTCAAAATGAGAAAGTCTTGGGTGATTACCGTAACCATCTTCTTAGCTGGCTTTCTGCCTTCACGCTCATCAAGCTTGTACTCCCACCATTTCTTCCAAGCAGACTTACTAACACCTTCCGGTGAAGTGTTAAGGAGGATAGAGCGCCAACATGTTTGTTCTTTTTGATGTTTGTTCTTTATGATATTTGTTCTTTGGGTCTGATTACCTTGATCTGGGTTTACTTGATCTGGGTTTACTTGATCTGGGTTTCGATGATCTGGTGGAAAGCGATTCCTAACATCAGTCACCAACCAATCCCA